ATGTCTGCCCAACTCTTTTGCGATTTCAAGGATTCCTTTGTCTTCCTTCCACATTTCTTGCAATCTGATAACTTCGCTTTCATCAAACAACAGGTCTAGGTCTTCTAAAGCGATATATAAGTTACGGCGTGACTTCTTCATGTATTTTTTCTCTTGCAAAACCATTGTGTAATTTTCTTTATCTACATCCGTTTCAAGTTTTGGCATCATTACCACTCCCTCAAATTCCGCCTTTATCTAAATCTTTCATATCCCTTAGTTGTATCTTCAAAATGTTTATAATTTCTGTTGTTGAGTTATAAGCGTTTCTCCATCTCATGCACGATGCTTCTGCTTGCGCTTCGGCTTTCCTATGCTCGCTTGCTGCAAACTCTGCTTGCATTTCACGTTCCTTTGCCGTTCCGTTCGGATTATAAGTAAAACATTTCGATATTGTTTCTTTCCGAATTGCTTCAGCCATTTTCCAATCACTTAGCGCTGCTGCATGTAACTTTCCTGTCAAAGAGAGAATATCGCCATATGTTTTTAATTTTTGTAGCAAATCACCAGGTAGATTTTCATCCAACCCTGCTGCTCTTGCGTACAAATCCTTCAATTTCTCTGCATCTTTATCCATTTCTCATCACCCTTACGCTGCCGCATTAATTCCGCGTTGTATCATATAGTCCACTAAGTACTCATTCATTTTGTTTCTGAACCTCTCTTCAAAGAAGTAACTAAGCTTGTCCATCCCGTCTGCAAAGGTAATCGCTTTTCTTTCAAATACAAGGTACTCAATTAACAGCCAAGTACTAGTAATCCCGTCCTTCTTCGCTTCTGTATACATATCCATAACTGTCATAGCGTTACACTCCTTTTTCGAGGAATAAGTTAGTTTTCTTAACGAATTGGAATGGTAATGTTCCAACGAATCCGTTTCGGTTCTTCGCGATGATTAGCTCAACATCGTGAATGTCTTGCACTTCTCTTTGTTCTCTATCAAAGTAAGCTGGGCGATGCGGGAAGATAATGACATCTGCAATCTCTTCTATACTCCCTGACTCCCTTATATCCGACATTGACGGCGCTTTATCTTGCTTACCTTCTACAGCACGATTCAACTGTGCTACGAGGATAATAGGCACGTTAAATTCCTTCTGCATATCCTTCAGTTGTTTCATGATGTATGTAAATTTCAAATGGTTACTGTCAAAGGATTCATCAATGTCTACATGTCCTAAGTGATCTATTGCAAATAAATGTTTCTTACCTGGATTTTCGTTAACAGTTTTGCGAATCACCGCGCGGATCTCATTAATCCCTTTTTCAGAGCGAACATTTATATTAAGTTCTGCAAGTTCTCCGCATGCTTTGTGATATTTCTCCCAATATTCTTGGCGACCGTTGAAGAATTTGTTTGGATTGTTCATTGTAGCGACTGGAATCTTTCCTTCTGTCGCAATCCATCTGTCAATAATCTTTGTTTCATCCATTTCACATGAGAAGAATGTTCCCATATAATCATTGCTTGCTTTAGCCCCGCGTCTCATCGTTTCTAATACAAAAGCTGTCTTACCAACCGATGGTCTTGCAGCTACGATTATTAAGTCTGATGGTTGCCATCCGTCTAATGCTTTGTTAATGCTCGTAAACCCTGTTGGCGTTCCGCTCAAGCCTTGTTCTGGCATTTGGCTATGTTGTTGCACTCTCATTTGTAACTTCTCTTTAAACGAAGGCTGTGGCTTTATAGTGGCAACCTGAACATTATTAATCTTTGAAATTAGTTCATTCAGCTGTTTAGAGTTGTGTACGAACTTCGTTTTGTCTTTAAAGTTCTCAACTTCCTGTAAAGCTTCTTCAATCGCTACAAACTCGATCATCTTATCTTGTGTAAATTTGAAGTTGTGGCTTAACACTCCCAGCCCATAAACGTTACTTAATGTATTCACACCGCCGAACATTGCCATTTTGTTCTCTCCTACTTGAGCTAGAGAGTTCATATCAGCTGGCTTGTCCTCATCACGTAATTCCTTCATGACTTTAAATAAGCTCTTATTATGAGGATTCATATAATGTTTCGGTTTTAATCGTGTTTCATCTATTAAACTGTTATCTCGCATCATCATGCTGAGACTATGACATTCGTTTTCGTAATGAACCTGGTACTTATCCATCCGTTACACCTCAATCAAGTAAATTATCAATAGAATAGTTAGCTGTTGGTTGTTGCTTTTGTTCAGGCTTCTTATATTCAAGGTATCTTTCATCATTTAAGAAACCTTCCATCATCTTGATGTATGTAAGCTCTGTTCCGTTGCGATCACATTCTTTTGCATAGCATGTAATTCCATATTTAATATCTTCATGACTATGATTTTTATCTATAGCTTCTTTATAGCGTTGATATGCTTTTGGTTTGTTTCTTTTCTTAGGATAGATACTCCATATTTCTTCAAAGTTATCACTATAAGAATTCTTCTTAGTCTTCTTCTTCGTGTCTGCTTTAGCAGCACATATATTATTGTTGTTAGTCTCTGTAGTAATCTCTGGTAATGGTCGTGTCATTTTGGCATCCCCATCGTGCCATTTTGACACTATGGTCGTGTCATTTTGACCGCTCACTTCATTTAAAGCTTCATAATTTATGGAATACCACTTCGTTCGATCTATAGCTAACTTGTTATAATTCCCGACGAATAGTAAGTTTCTATTTTCGAGACTTTTAAATATACGTTTGAGTGTACTTTCGCTCCAGAAAGGGAATTGCTCGTTCCATTTTGGAAAGCTATTGTATATCCATCTTTTTCCGTCATGGAAGTGACGAGACATTTGTTGCCAATAATGTATTTGTTGCAGCACTATCGCTTCATTTAACCCGATTTCCTTCGCTAAAGAAGGTAGAACCATTAATGGTGGTTCGTGTATTAATAAATTGCTCAATTAGTTCACCTTCCTCATAACGCACATGTAGCTAAATTCATCATTTTGACCTGTATAAACCCATGATTTCTTTTTGCTTAATCCATGAACTTTTTGTTTTACGTTTTTATAATCTTTACCAGCTTTATATACTTTTTGGATCGGGGTAACATAGTCGTACCCCGCACCCTCTTTTTCTCTAACAGCTTTGATAATCTCTTGGTATCGATAACGACGAATAGTAACAGTTTCCATTGCTCAATCCTCGCTTTATTTAAGATGCTTCTGTTTGTTCTTTTGGTTCTTCTGTTTCTTTTTCAGCTTGTTTAACCCATTTTGTTAGCTTTTTGATTACTTCATCAGCCTGCGTTTTTGTTAACTCCGTAATTTCAGTAACGCTTAAATGACCTTTTATCGTATCCTCATCTACTTTTCGAAGAGTAGCGAGTTTTTTAATGTTTAATTTAATTACTCCAACTTGTTGCGAAGAAACTGGATCTTCTTGTACTTCCGGTAAGTCTTCGCCAGTGTAGATGTATAATCCCAATCCATGTAAGGCAATTGCTTTAACTAAGCAACGTTGAATACTAGTGTTAATATCAAAGCTGTTAGGCTCTGCAATCGGCTTATTTTGATTGTTAAGTATCGGATGAATCTGACTTAGTGGTAATCCCTGTACAGTTACTTCAACTTCTACAAAGTAACCACAATCCGTTTTAAGGTAAGGAACACCATCAAATCGCTTAACTTCCCATGTTGCTGTTGGATCTACTTCACGAAGCTTTTTAACTGCCCACGCCCATGATAAGTAGCTGAAGCGACCTTTCTTTTCAACATGTTCCGAACAATCTATTTGAGCTAATTTAGAAAAGTAATTTTCAGTTGTCATATGAATCTCCCTCTCATTTAAAATGGTACTACTTCAACTTGCTTACTAGCTTCATACACTTCCATAAGTGCTTTTAACCCGTATTCGTATGCTAGAACCATTGATGATGCATTCGGTTCATCACTTTGCTTGTATCGTTCAACTAAACTCATCATTATTTGAATTTCAGATTCAATTTTGTTTTGTAGGCCCATCTTATTCACCTGCTACTTTCTCTGTAGAATGAGACTTTACATACTGTGTGATGCATTCTGTTTCTGTATGTAAGTAATCTCCACCGAATTCTAAACAACTTTCTCCGTAGTAGATCTCGCCCTCACAACCACAACATAGTTCAATGAAATCTCTAGATGATGAATCGTGATGGTTGCCGTAAGTAATTGGATTTTCAATCATTTCCACATTCCTCCTTATTTACTTGGAAGAAACGACTGTGATATAATAGAGATTCAATATATTGCGTCATTTCTTCAAAAGAGTCGATTATTAGGCGTAGTCGGCTCTTTTTATTTTGTTTTGATGCTTTCACGCATCGGAATATCCAGGAACCTTTGAATTAGGTGGGGACCAACATTAGATTCCTGAATATTCCGACAAGCGAAGGCTTGTCCTATTTAGCTAGAGTGATAAACTCCTTATGCATTTCTTCAACCTTATCTGCGCTGTTATGTATCCCTTTAGCTCTTAAATCTTTTATGATCCATGTAAGTTTCTTTTGTTCGTATTCATCACGTTGTTGTTTATTTGTCATCCCGTGACCATCCTGTCTTTTTGTCCCATACATCTATTCGGTGTACTAGGTATGCCCCTAAACAAATTACCGCTGCTATGATTGCTAGTGATAATGTGCTTTCTTCCATCATTTATTCCTCCTGTTCCCAAAGGATATTTAAAGCTGTTTCAATCAACCCTTCTAAATACTCGGTTCTATTAACAATGCTAGGGAATGAACCATGTGTATTAGTGAGTGTTGCTGGATATCTTTCTCTAACATCAGAAAAGGCTGCTTCTAAGATATCGATAGCTTCTTTTACTTGACTCATGCTGTTGCACTTCCTTTATTAAGAAGTTTGTCTGCTACTCGAACCGCATCTTCTAATTGATTAGTCATCGATAAGTATTGTGGTCTAGTTAAGTCTTTAAGACCGTGTTTATCTTTGTAGTTTGTAATGCGTAATTTCAAGTTCGTTTTGTAAGCTGTGTTAAATGCATCAGTAAAAGCTCTCCATGCGCTTGATATAGTTGTTTTTTCTTGGTGAGCAAACCGTCTAATCATTTTGTTTAAACGTTGCTGCAAGTCACCAATAGTGTCGATTCTGTCGTAGTTATCTAATCGATGTTGTACAGTTGTAACTTGTTGTTGGAGTTGCAACATTCTTCTTTCGCTTTCCATATTTTGTTGAGCTAGCATGTAGATCAACTCGGCTGGCGACTTCGCTTGTTGTTGACGGAATCGTTTTTCTACTTCGATGAAGTATTTTCTGATTGCACGTCCCATTTCGTTGTTTTCTACCATTGAAATTTCTTTAGCTGTATCCATTGTTAAGATGAAATCTGTTGTTGGACGACCGCCTGTACTTTTTCCTAAACTTATGAAAAAGTCTTCATCCTCTGTAAAACCGTAATTTTCAATGCGTTTCTTAATCCAATCTGTAAATTTTTGTTTGCTCATAAGTTGATCGTGTAACTCGCGAGCGTTTACGAATTTTTCGCCATTCTCATTCTGATAAACCGGAAGCATTTCATTTGCGATAACTTTTAATTGATTCATTTTCTTTCCTCCTTATGTTCACGTTTCGTGAACGTTTGACTAAAAAATAATAGTTAACTTTTCGTTAACCTTCTACTAGTTCGTCCACTGAAACTCCATATAATTTAGATAGTAAACCTAGTCTATATAAGCTCGGTTGCCTCTTACCTGACTCAAGTTGTGAATAAGCAGATTTTGTTGAATACCCAAGATAATCACCTACATAAACCTGACTATAACCACGATTCTTGCGTAACGCTTTGGCTTTTTCTATATTTAATTTCATGTTTATCACCTTTGTTCGTTTCGTTAATTTGATAATATCATGACGTTCACTATTTGTGAACCCCTAAATTTAATTTTCTTTAAAAAACTTAAAAAGGTTGTCTTTGAGTGAACTTTTCTGTTACATTTTAAATATATATTGAATATTAATATCCAATATATAAACACAATAGATAGTGGTTTATGTGATTGTTATAAAGGGGAGAAAACAAATGAATTACCAACTAATTAGCAAGAGAGTTAAAGAAATCAGGACTGAAATACTCAAAATGAGTCAATCCGAATTCATTAATGCACTTGGACTAAAAAGTAAATCAGCAGTTTCTATGTGGGAAAACGAAGAAATGGATAAATGTCCATCAAGAAAAACTTCTTTAGATATAGCTAAACTAGCAAATGTATCTGTAGCTTATGTGCTCGGGGAATCCGATGAAAAGAATCCTACTACAAGTGCTCAAGACGAATTTGAAGAATTAATAACTCAATTTAGAGAAAAAGACCCGGAAAAACAAAAAGAAATTATGAAATTATTTAAAGACTTAATGAAACTAACAGGCGATTGATAGCATTAGAAGCTACCGATCGCCTTTTTCATTTTCGTTATAATTTCAAGTGATTTTTCATCACCTTCATGCGCTGATTTTATCATCTCTAATAATTGTGATTCAAATTCCGTTACTTCTGACACCACTAAGTTTTCTACGTTCTCTTTTTTCATCCCCAACATCCTCCAGTATCTTCATAGTAGTTTGTGAACAATTCACATTCGGAACGATTTTGTACATTTGTTTAAAAGCGTTCCACTCCCTAAAAGCACGAATGACACTATCGTTATGATAGTGTCATTCAAAATATCTATTTAATTAACCCCCAGCCCCGCCAGGATCAACTTGCATATATAGTACAGGCTGTTCAACTTTTGCAACCTGTTGTGTATCTTCTGTTTTTACTGCTGTAAAAGAAAAACAAGCTACAGCGGCAATCGCTAAAATCGATTTAATGATCTTTGATTTCAATCATTTCACCACCTTTATGTATGCCTCCATTATATCATTTTAAGGCATATTTAGGTAGTGAAATGTAGAAAAAATCCCCTGTTTTTTCAAATTTTTCTATGGAAATTTCGAAATGTTTTTTGTTACCTGTCGCCAATCCCATATAGTATTCTTGCATAGGTGACAATGAACCGTTTTCTCTTTTGATTTTATCCAAAATCGCTATAGCTTCACTTTTGCGGTTACTTTTAATGTACAAAAAAGCTAATTCTGCTGCATGATGCGGTTTCACTAAGTCCAACTCTTCCCCCCAATGCAAACGTAAGAAATCGAGAGTATTTTCTAAAACTGCTTTTCTAATCATAAGTTTCTTATTTGTTGGGTTGTGAAGTAGTATGATTCCTCTTTCTAAGAATGTTTTTGCTATCTTAAAATCTTCAAAAGAATACGTTTCCGCCAAAATGCAATAAGCGTTAGCTGTTGTACCAATATAGATATTCTCTTGATCATTAATTATCTCTTTGCACAACGTACGAGCATCTTCTATATTATTAGTTCGATGGTTAGTGGTTGCTTCCATTTCTCTTGCTCGTATCAAGAAAGAGTGAGATAACGACTTATTCTTGATTTCATCAATATAAGTTCTTAATTCTCTTGTGTATTTTAAGACCATTTGATAATTTTTATAGTCCAAGAATGAATAAATTAGTGCGAAATCAGAAACTATACGTAGTTCATTACTGGTGATTTTCTTCTCTTTTCGCTTTTTCTCGACCTCTTGGTGAAAATCTTTTCGCGTGATTGTTTCATCACTTCTACGAAGCAACAATTCATATACTTCAGCTAATTGTTTATTTACTCGATTTGAAGATTGGGCAGATTTTTCAACTAAAATGTTTTGTAAATCAAGTTCACCATATAAATTTAAAAACTCCATTCCTAATCTTACATTTTTAGGAGAGATTTTATTTATAAATCCTCTCAAACATTCTCTTCGCAAATTAACATCATTAGGGTAAAGCATTTGCAGTACCTTAACAAAATGAACAAAATCAAACTCCCTCTTGTTTGATAACATAGCATTAGTGGTTGTGTGGCTTACATCTAGTATTGTAGATAATTGTCTGTTACTTATTTTTTGTGCATATAGATCATCGTTTATTTTATTTAAAACACTTTGCATAACTTTGCTCCCCTTTTTTCGGAACAAAAGACACGTTATACCCATTTTTTAACTTTTAGAGGAAAACGCGTCACTACATTCAAAAGATGTGTTATAATTTATGTAAGACTTGCAGTAAGTGTTTTCCCTAGTATGGTTAGGGAAAGCGGTATAAGAGTGTTAGCGCACTACTTATACACGCTGTGAGTCTTTTTTACGTCCGTTTTTAGTTGTTTTCATAATAACACATTTTTCCCAAAATTCGGTCATGGAGTTATCTGATTTTTATTGAGAAAGTTTAATAAACGTTATATACCAACGTTTATTACGCTAAAAAAATCTCGAATAAAAGACTTCACATGCATATATTACCATAAATCCGAACTTTTGTTCTACTTTAAGTTGTTTAACGACTTATTTTTTTATAAAGTTAATAAAACAACTTATTATAGTAGTATGATAGAGCAATATTTATACTTATATTACTATGATAATATTTGGTCAAACTTTAAAACAATTAAGAAAGTCACGTGATTTAACACAAGCTGAGTTAGCTGAAGCTCTTAATTTAAGTCAGAGTCAAATTAAGAATTGGGAAACTGGTCGGTTTCAACCTGATATTGAAACTTTAGCGAGTATCGCCTCCTTTTTCAATGTATCTTTGGACGTCCTGGTTGGCTTCTCTAACAATTTTATGGATGAACCAATACAACAAGTCATTTCTGAAGCTAGGTCAACGTATGGGGCGTTAGACGACGCTCAGAAAGAGCGCTTTTGTAATCAAGTGTTGTTGTTCATTCGAATGATTAAAGATAACCAAGATACGTTCTGATTTAAATTCATTGTAGAAGAAAAGTTTTCCAATGAATAGTGGTAAAATTTGACATAATCTGACCATTCTTACCATTGAGGGCTTAGGCTCTCTTTTTTTATTTACGTTCGACAAAATATGACAAAATAGTTGTAACTGAATTTGTTATGCTTTCTATAAATCTTACAATTTTACATACTTGGAGGAACAAAATGTTCAAGAAAATAACTACTCTTATAACTTGTGGAGCAATTGCATTTTCATTAACTGCATGCGAATCACAAGAAAAAACAACTGCAGAAGCAACTACACCTAAACAAGAAGAAACGAAACCATCACAAAAGGAAATAAATGAATCATTCAAGAAAGAAGCTGTAAAAGGTGACTTTGTTGAGTTTAATAGTGATAACCCTCCTACGGATAAGAAGGTATTCTTTGAGGGGAAAATTGATAAATTATTATCGGCCGTTGAAAAAGAATTAAAAACATCTGATTATTTCATGTTGAAAACAGAAGAGAATGGCGGAATTGGAGTGTTTAAAGTATTAAATGCTGATATAGATAATACAAATAAAGAACACTTCAAAGAAGGAGATACAGTTCGAGTGTACGGAAAGTTCATGGAAAAAGATGCTCTGACTGGAATGCCAACGATCGCATCACCACTTATAGAAAGGGTGCAGTAATATGGGGTTTAAATTTCGTAAAAGTATAAAGGTAGCTCCTGGTGTTAAAGTAAATCTAAGTAGAAGTGGCGTAGGGGTTAGCGCTGGTGTTAAGGGTGCTCGTGTGAGTACTGGACCATCAGGAACTAGAATTACAACTTCTGTTCCTGGCACTGGATTATCTTACGAGAAACGGTTGAGTAGCAAGAAAGGTAACAAATCACAAGTTCGTCAGAACGATCAACATCAAATTAACAATCATCAGGTATTTGAAGTTAATGCGGTTCGGATTAAAGATAATAAAGCTAATTCAGTAGCAAGAAAAATGATGATGCCACTAGCAGTCCTTATGGGTGTTATTGCTGTTATCTCCCTATTAGTATCACAATTCATACTTGCTGGTATTTGTGCTATTATTGGATTCTTTTGCTATAAGAATATTAAAGTACCAGTCGGCGTTACTTGCCCTTCTTGTAATAGACAGCAGCCGTTATTGTTCCAGCAAAAAGAGATACAATGTTTAAAATGTAAAAGCACTCTTATAATCAAGTAAAAAAAGACACTCAATTCGAGTGTCTTCTCTTTTTGTCTTCTTTTTTCGTCAATCTTCTGTTAAGATTGAGGGTAGATAACTAGATTTTAAAACGAATGTTTTTACATAAAATAAAAAAACCCCGGCACAGTTTTTAGATGGTTGATAGGTTGGTCGCCAGAACACCATTTAAAAACTTCCAAAGCAGAGGTTTTGTAAGTTACGTCATTAAGTTAATACTGTCTATAAAGATAGTATCATAACTTCAAAAAAACGTAAATACAAATCCTCTACTTTCCTATACCCAATTTTAAGCCGGGGAGGAAAATGGAGGATTTTTTGTTATGTCTGTAGGTCAATTATTAGCAGAAACACCTATGTTTGTTACTGAAGGTAAAGTTTCAAAAGAAGAATTAAGATTACCGCAACATCACTTTGTAGCCGCAATGGATTGGATTGATAAATTAGGAGAATCAGCATACTGCGATTATTTAAAACTGTACACGATGGCTGATCGAAGTAATAAACAAAGAGAATACGATAAAGTACCTCGTGCTCTTGCATCTATTTGGGATGAGTTAGGAAGGAAAGAAAAGTATTTTCGTCAGAAGGTACTTATCCCTCTTTGGGAATACGGCCTAATTGATTTAATTGAATACCAAGGTGAACGGAAACAAAAAACAGGTCATAAACCAATGAACATTATCGTATACCGTTATCCATGTAATGATTTTAATCGTATGGTAAAACCTTTAGAAAAAGTTCGCGACTGGAAAACAGATTATAAATCAGCAGCTAAGTTCTATGCGATCAAAGGCGGAAGACCTAAAAAAGATGTAAAGGATTCTGTAGAGAAACCTTTATCAAAGGATTCCACAGAGAAACCTTTAAAGGATTCCGTACAGAATCCTAATAATAATACTAAAGCAATTACTAATGTTTTAAATTACTTTAATAAGTATGTAAGTATAGATCTATCACCTTTAGAGTTTTTCAAACTAGCTATCTTAGAAAAACCAACTAAATATGTAGAGAAAGAATTAGAATCTTTAACAATCATTCATGGCAAAGACATTTTAAATGAATCTATAAAACGATTAGCAGATAAAGATACAACTAATTACATAGCAACGATAAAAGGTATTATCAGACAGTGGGAAAAACAAGGGATGCAATGTTTTGATGATATCGAGAAAGTTGAAACTGAATACATTAACTCACGTAAAAGCGTAACTCCTGTTAAGCAAAACAGAATAGCTCCGAAGAAATCAGCAAGAACAGAAATACTACCTGAATGGGTTAATAAAGATGATGAGGACACTTCGCAAAAGAAATCAGAGGACGAATTAGCGGAAGAACGTAAACGTTTAGAAGAAGTATTAAAGAAGTATAAACGAGCATAGGTTATTTTCGGATAACCTTTTATCTATAAAATTTCACATACCATATGTGTTGTGAAAAGGAGATTTTTTCGGTTTGTAGGGGATTTTAACGAATCTTAGGGAGGACAAGCTAACGTCTTCCCTACCTCGCAACATTCATTTTTATAGATATTGCGAAGCCTTTGCGATGCCCTACGACTTCGCAAATAAACAATCAATGATTAACCAATGATAAATTTAACGTTTTTAGTATATTTCATTGAAGTGAAACATAAGTATCTGTTAGAATCAAAATATCAATGATTAACCATTGGTTTCGAAAGGGGAATATATATGTTATTAGGAAATCCGTATGCGATCGACTTAGGAAATGGCTTTACAAAGCGCGCTTCAAAGAAAAACAAATCACTAGAGGCAGATGTTATTACAGAATTATCGGTGTTAGCGCCAGTTGATGACTATTACAACGAAGCTAGTTTTACAAAAATCGAACTAACAAACACTGACTTCCCTTACTACATAGGAGAAGAAGCTAGAAAATCAAAACTTCCATTAATCCGCGCGCTTGGTGAGAACAAAGCGAAACGTTATGAAGATCCAACGTTCAAAAAACAGCTATTCGGATTTATTGCAAAGGACTTCAAAAAGAACGTTACTATTCCATTACTTGTTACAGGACTTCCGGTATCTCACTTTGGTAATCAACGTGAATCGATTCAAAAGGTTGCTATGGAAGAAACAGCAGTAAAGGTAAACGGTGAATTAATCACAATTAAAGTAAAACAATGTTTAGTAATTCCACAGCCAGTAGGAACACAATATTACCTGGTTAAAAAAGAAATCATTAATAAAGAAGATCGTATTCTTATTATCGATGGTGGCTTCGGTACATTTGATGTTACTGATATGTCTGGTAATGCTGTTATCGACCGTTTAGGAACTGAATTAGGTTGCGAGAAAGCATTTATGTCTATTGAGCAAATCGTTCGCGATAACATCGGTGAAACACCTGATTTAAGCGTTTCTAACATGCACTATATCCTTGAGAATGGCTATAAGTACAATGGCTCTCTATATGACTTATACACCCACAAAGATGTAGCTGAACAAGTTGATGCTGAACTACAACGTCATTTCGATGCAGCGCTACGTGAAGTTTCTCAAAAGTTCAACTTAGCTGTATACGATAAAATTGTTTGGACTGGTGGAATGGCTGCTCTTCATAAAAAGCGTATTGAGAAGAAAAAAGAGCAATTCCCTACATTTGCAGTTCTAGAAAATGGTCAAGAAGCTAACCTATTAGGATACTACTATTTAGGATGTGATGTCTTTGACAAACTTACAAAAGAAAAAGCTTCAAATTGAGCTTAACCCTAACAATGATAAGGTCCTTTATAACTTTGTAACTCGATTAGAGGAACAAGGCAAAGGACAAAAAGGCTACGTAAATAAGCAGATTAAAAAACGATTAGAAATGTACCAGGTACTTGCTGAAGTTGCTGGCGAAGAAGATCCGCTTCAATTAGTAAAGAAGTTATTAATCAATATAAATACTCATGGCATACCAAACGATGCAGGAGAAGATGAAAAACCTTCTGAAGCAGCTGTAAATAGCGCTATGGATTTAATTTCTGGTTTAAACGATTGGTAATCACTATTTAAAGAAAATATCTCTTCCCCCTCTCTATCATTACTTTTTCGTGGAATAACGGAATTATGGAAAAGTGTCCCTGAGATAAAAGAGAGGGAAGAGGCGAATTTTCGAAAGAGGGGAGCTTCATGAGTGTAATCAACCCTATGTTCGAACCTCGAAAACAATCTACTACAATAACAAACCAACAACCTCGTAAAACTCGTTCTGATAAGAAGAAAGATGTAAAAATCCCCGTAAATGAAATACAAAGACAACTAATAAGATCCTCAGCATTCCAAGAAGGAATTACCACTACACAATACATGTCTAAATTAATCACAGAACACCTCAGAATTGATTATATAAGCGAAATACATGCATACGAATATAAAGACACTAAAAAGTACATTCATGCGAAATTGGAGCAGGAAACACATTCTAAGCTTGTCCAATTAGCGATTGAATGGGGAGTTTCACAAAGAGCTGCAGCAACACGTATTTTATGTTTTGCATTACGCACTATGTGAGAGGTGACAGCATGTATAGTAAATACGATGTGATGACAAAAGAAATACAGCTTATGAGCGCTAGTAACTGGTGGGAACGAACTAAAATTGAGTGGAAATTAAAAGAGAAGTACCGTTTTGAAGTGAAGATGCTCAAAATATATTTATTTCGGATGAACATCATTATCGAAGATATGGAAGAGGAAGATTATGAATGTAACGCTAGTGATTTAGCCGAAATACTTGTCGAGGACTTTCTTGAACATATAAGGTCCAAGAATAGCATGGAGCAGCTGTATCAAATTCTAGAGAGTAAGAGGCACTATACAGATTATGAATTAGAATTTAATGAAAATGATGAACGCTATGGAACAATTGATGTGAAAATTGATAGAAGGACATTGAGACGGATTGAAGTGTTTTTCTCCGATATGGCTCACACCTTCCCTATGCACGGATATACAGCAGATAAACTAATTAATATTTTAATGTGTGATTACATGAAGTATTATGCAGAGGAACCAGGAAAGAAACTATCTTTGTTGAAACGTAGATTTTCATAATGTTTAAAATTCCTATTTTTGGGATGTTTAAAAAATGAAATCTTTGACCACTCTTGTACTAAGAATTTAAAACAGGAGTGATTAGAATGGGATGGCTTATTTCTGGTAAAGGGAGAAAGTCGAAGCTCTCCAATTTTCTGGAGAAAAATAAAATTACTCAGCAGGAATTAGCAGAAAGAAGCGGAGTAAGTAAATCTACAATTAGTCGTGTATGCCAAGGTGATAAATTCTCTCCAACTATGAAGAATGCCCAAAAAATTATAAAGGCATTAAAGAAATTAACTAATAAAGATGTGCATTATGATGATTTTTGGATGTAAATAAAAAGAGGGTCTACTCAAAGTTGAGCAGACCCTCTTTTTATTTAACTTCATACCACCAACCTTTACGGCCAAGGTATTCTTTCATCGCTTTTAATTGTGTATCACTCGTAGGATCTGTTACTACAAACATTAATCCATCCCCTTGAAGTAGAAATGTACCTGTCATATTAAGTGATTTCATAGCTCCTGCTACATCAGGAACCTCATATGGTGAAAACGCTCCTGTTTGGATAATGTTCTGCTTAGTTGGTTGAACAGGGCTTGTCCCTCCACATTCTTGCCCAAAGTAAGCAAAGATTACCGCTGAAGTAATTGCGTCCACGTTCCACTTAGCCATATCACTATCGTTATCAATAAATCCGGCCTCTATAAGGAAGAATGGGCAGTTACTTGAACGAATTACTCCGATGTCTGGACGGATTTTAGCGCCACGGTCTTTCCATCCAGTACGCTTAGCGATTTCAGCTGAAATACGAGCTGCCATAGGCGCTTCTTTTGCAGAGTAACAAAGCACTTCTACTCCGTGGCCATTTCCATCAGAGGCGTTGAGATGCCAAGCAAATCCTACATCATTAGGTCTATCATTAATATTCCTAACTTGATTACCTACAATAGCATTTGCTGTGCGGCCTACATCATCAGTGTCGTCCTCCACAGAATGCCCTAGAGAGCGCAATTTATTAATGAAATCTTTATTACACTCGCGATCCATTAGATGTTCTTTACGGTTACCCCAATTAGCTCCTGGTACAATAGCATTGTGTCCTCCATGGCTTGATACTCTCATCATTCAACCTCTCCTTTTTTTACTTCTTGTTTTTGTTTACCACCTAAAATTTCAACTGCATTCGTTAATGCTGAAGGTAATGGGATTCCCATACGTCCTGCATTTTCTAAAAGAGACAACAGCTCATTTCCAATGAATAAAAAGATTGTCGCTTCACGAACTGCACTATTTGTTCCCATGATTACATCAACTTGAGTGGCTGCTGCAACTAAAAGAAAAAGCACCACCTTTTTGGCGATGCCTTTAAAACCTACTTTACTTTTTAATTCCCCATTGAACCCCGCTGCAATAACTCCTGTTAGGTAGTCAATGATTGCCATCGTAACTAATACTTTCAATGTTGCATCCCATCCTCCCAAGAAATACCCACAGAAGCCACCGAAAGTGGCAATAAATGTTTTCATCAATACATCGATACGATCCATCTTTCCACTCCTTTTTTAGATAATAAAAAGAGAGACGATAGTCGCCTCTCTTCAAAATTATAAATACGTTTTTATTTATTTTCTTCAGCTGTAATATTTTTGTTATTTTTTAATATAGCTATAGCTAAACCTGTATAAAACATAATTAGTAATGGATAGTTCCAACCAACTAACGTTTCTGCCTGGTATCCTATTGCAAACGAAAAGATAATGTATTGTTGTCCTAACACTTTGAATTCTCGTTGTTTCATTTTAGTAAACATAATAAACATAGATAAGTAGATCATTATGTTTAAACTAAATCCTATGATTCCATACGTAAATAAAGAATATAAGTAATCACTATCCACCCAGGTGATAAATCCGGGCCCTAGACCAAATAACCATGTTTTTAAACTCTCATGCGTAAGAAACTCACTCCATGCAGAACTCCATATATATGTTCTAGTATTAAATGAGCTTACACTCGTAAGTTGACCAGTGTCCATGATTTGTAATAGTTGATGCAAGTACGGGAATGTATACTGATACTCTTCCAAAAACCAAATCATTGCATAGAAACTAATTACCAATAAAACGATATAAAAAGGAACTTTGACAAGGAAGAATTTAACGTTCTTTTTAGCTAGCAACAAACTGCAACTGAAAATTATAGCTGGTAATAGAACAAATGATGTTCGAGAACCAGATAATAATATTAGCCCTAACCCTATTGATAGCCAAAGTAATCTACGAAACTTTCGTTTTTCAAATAAGAACACAATAACAGATGATTGAATAACAATCCAAGCGAAAATGTTCGGGTTACTCAGGGTCCCTACCATTCTTGTTAATTGTCCAAGTGGTCTAGACATTTCGGAAGAATAAAAAACATCGAACATTGTAATGCTTAGTAATTGAGGAACACCTACTATGATTTGCGCTAATAATACAAGTTTCACACTTATCAATAAGCCCTTCACAATATTTTCATAACTCACACGTTTACCAACAATAAATCCAAAAACTAAAATTATTATAAATAATAATGGTTTAATTATGTGGAAGAATGAACTAGATGAAATTTCATTCGCAAACATAACGGATAACGATATAGAAAACGTATAGCAGAAAATTAGTGTGACGAAATACGTTAAACGTGTATTTAACTGTAAATTTTTCAAGTGAAATAAACTTATCGCAAATAATATAGCTCCGATTGCTGGATAAGTTAAAAACTGCGCGCCTTCAATTTCAGGTCTTGGAATAAGAGCTAAAACCAATGGGAACAACATAATCAAAAAAACAGATTCTTTTCGTTGTTGAAATGTACTCATTTAATAAAAAACTCCTATTATGTAAAATAACGTGCAATTGTTATTTTACACCTTTTTACGATAACCATCAATTTTTTATCATATTTATTTAATGAAATACAAATTAGTTACTAGGCTTGCCCATCTTCAAATACATCTTTTGCGCTCTTGTAAGGCTCAGATTGTTTAAGTTTCAAATATGCCTGTTTAAAGAAGTTTTGTGAACCAATTGTAACAGATGGGGTAAAGAAGAATTGTTCACGTTTTAAGTAATCGAATCCTTTTGTATATTTTTCTTGATCAATATAGAAATCAAGGCAATATGACATTGAGTCTTTTGAACCACTTACAGTTGAAATTCTTGCGTAAGTGTCTTTTACTGTTAAGCCACTATCTAGAGTCACATCAATAATAATACCCATAATATCTCTTCACTACCTTTCCTATACTCTCTCAAGTGGGATTTTATAAGTTACTCCATCACTTATAAAAGTTAATCGATGGTTTGTTTTATCGAAGTACATAACATATCCTGCTGTATTAGATGGCGTGGAACCATCAAAATTTAATGCTCCTTTTAAAAGCAAATCCATAGGCAGTTCGAAAGCTCCCGCCCCAGTCTTATTCCACTTGCCATTATTATCTTCCACAAGCATTTCTGCTTTTTGAGTATCACGATTATACCGAAAAGTCGCTTTCCCTTTATCAGCTGGATTAGAACCTTTAGAAATTAATTCTTTTGTAGTTACATTAGAATCTAAATGTAACCCGCCATATCCGTCTTCTTTTATAGCGCTGCTTACAATTTTTTTTGTGTTAACAACAGGTGTATTAATTCCCTTTGGAAATGTTGGCGCGTTACGTTTATCGGACAACACAGTAACGTTCTCGCTAAAATCAGCAACAGCAGCCGAAGTGAAAATAGATCCCATGAAATTCACTGATTCAGCTTTATCTGTAGCAAAAACATGAAAATCTGGTCGTACATCAGTCCAAACAGCTTCAAATTTAGCTCCAATTATATTAATATCGCGTGAACGTTCAATAAGTATTGTTGTTTGCCCTTTTCCAGCAGAAAAGAATCCGCCTGTTATATTTAGCCCTGCTACAAGCTGTTTATCTCCACCTATATGGAAACAAGAAGATGATATACCACTTTGTCCTGCTTTCTCCACATACGGATCAATAAATACTAGCCCGCCACCAGCGGCTATATAAAACGCTTCTTCTCCTGTTTGCTCAGATTGGCACGAGATAAATGAACATCCATAACCTGTTTCAATATAGAATCCACGTCCTGCGATATTATGTGCCTGCATGTTTATGAACGATACACCGTTGACTTCACCGTCGGTTTTGTGTATTTTAATACCTGTTTCCACCGTTCTTTTACTACTTCTAGCACGCACATTTTTAAATTGAGCGTACCAGGATTTAGATAAATCAAAGTCTGTTTTAAAGTCTTTAATTTCTATGTTCTCGCATTCCGATCCATTTACAAAATATCGTAGATATAAACCAATCGATGCATTTTGCGTTTGAGATGCAATTGTTAAATTTTTTAACGATGCACGAGATATTGCATTTGTCATATCGGCCATGCTATATCCAATTAAATCACCTGTGTATAAGAGTGTTGTAACATCTATTCCGGCTCCCTCCACATGGAAATTTGTTGGATGATTGATTGTATTAGAGTATAAGAATTTCCCTGCGCCAAAAGACACTTTATTAATACCTGTTTTAATTGCTTTTTCAATTGCTAAAGTTATAGCAGCTGTACTATCTTGTAAACCTAAAGGGTCAGCTCCGAAGTCAACAGGGTCAACCCCGCGTCTATCCATTTTCCCGTTTAAGTAACTATAATCAGCTTTAAGTCTCCCATCAATCAATTCATGAGAATTACCTTTAACATCAACACGAGCGGTTCGTACCTCTGGGCTGCTGTCTTGCCCTTCCGCAACTACAATCTGTTGAATGGCTTCTTCTTGTTTTTTTAATGCGTCTTTTGTTTCTTCACGCATAACTTTCACAGATTCACTAACTGAATCTGCATGACCTTCAATTATATCCCAGTTTCGGTTTTCTCCTAGATAATAGTCTCTATTAAACCTAGGACCAGTTCGGTTTAATTTCAATGTTAGGCACCTCCTGAGTAATTATGTTTATATAAAATTCGTTTTTTAATACTTCTCTATTAACCTTCTAACCACACGCGAAACACACGTGCATATGCTTTTTTTCCTGCCACCTTATTTCTCATACGGAAATAAAAGCTTTTAAGTTCCCCATTAGGAACACCTAAATCATAAACAAGATCCACATCATCATTTTGAGATGGTGGAGAGGTCTGTGTGGATGAAGCTTTGCTCATAATTTGTTGACCGCTATCAGAAGATACCATTGCAATTTCAACTTCTCCGCCAGCTTCAGTAAAAATCTGCGCTTTTAATTTTACATATCTTGTTTTATGTTCAAAGGTGTAAAATTGGCAACTATCTAAAACATCATGTGTAGAGGTTAACCACCAACCATCTTCCACTACATTAATCCCACGATATGGAGGATAGTGACCTGCGATATCAAAGCCATACTGTATAGCACCACCGATGATTGTTGCAAAACCATCTTCACGCTCAACACGAATAAGACCACGATGAACATCGAGGCCTCCTGCACCAATATGAACGTATCTATTTTTATCATTAGGATCTATATACCAAACGCCAGTGTTATCAGCGAAGGTTTCTGTATTCATATAAAGACGTTTTAAAGCTAAACTTAAATTACCGCCGTCATCCATTAATTGCTTAACTAGACTTTGCGTTTGTTGAAACTGAGCTTGTATAGCACTCATGCTCTTTAGTTGTTTAAATGTAGATAATTCAACTACCGGAGCAACTGTATCATCAGTAGGATCATCTTCCTTTTCTATAATACGGATACTGACTGCTATATTCGCTTTCTCGTATAGCATGTAAACATAGTCTCCGTAATTATAATTTTGAGCTGGTAATCCATTTTCTATCAAGTTAGCAACAGATACTTTAAATTTAATATCAGGAGTATCATTAATGGTGTTTTTACAAGCGTTCATTAATGTATCGGTACTTTTAAACCGTTCATCACGAATGGGGTCTTGAATTAACGGACCGAATTGTTGGAGCATAGGTGATTTATATTCAACCATTATCTCCTTCTCATTGCTATCTTTCCCGTAACCCCTAATGATTGTAAAGAAACTATTCATATCGATATCTTTGTTGAATGTTTTCAAATTATATCCATATCGAAATTGAGCATCAGTTTGTTTACCGATTTGGTTTTTAAACGTTATGGTTTTTGTTTTGTTATTAATCTCTAATTCAGCTTCATAACGATTTAATGCCGTTTGCAATAATACGAGACGTTTTTTATCACCAAAGTTTTGAAATTCAGTTGTAGCGAAAGCACCTTGATTCACCCAGTTCCAACCAGTCCCATTAAATATAAAGTCCATACACTGATTAAAATTCGTGTAACCATTTAATAAGTTATATTGGTGGTCTGTTGAAAATTGATCAAAAAAGATATGCATTGCGGTGATTTGTTTGCTCCAATGCCCATCTTCACTAATCCCTCTAATGATGTATTCATCGCCGTATTTATCGGTTATTTTAGAGCGTTCGCTCACTAAATCATAAGCGTGTTGCACCCTTTCCGTATTGAAAAGCAAAAAAGAAAGAGAATGTTCTCCATTCACCCTCCATTTTCTTCGCACATTTTTATAGTCGACTAATCTTTCAGTTTTTCCGTTTAGTCCAGTAACTAGTAGCATAAATTCACCTACAAATAATAGAATCGGAAATCAAATTCAACTTCAAAAGCATCTATTGCCCCGGTTAATACAAAGTCATTCCATCCAGGTTTTAGTGTGATTAATCCCCAATTCGTATTTTTAAAAATACTTCCCAACACATTTCGATATGCTTTAACACCATCTAAAGTGATAACGTCGTTCAATGTTGTTGTAACACCTGTGTAATTCCAAATATCACCGGTGGTATTGTTTTTTATAGTTAGATTATTAGACTTACCTTTATACTTTATTTTTAATGGCATAGACCTAGGATCGATTGTTACATCCCCTGCGTTATAAATTCGGAAAGACGTAGTAGTATGATGATATTTTACATCTTCTGCAATTAAACCTTGTCCGATTTGCCAAAGGTTTGAATCAAAAGTAAAAGGGTCTGTAGTTTTACCAACTGATTCTCTATATGTTCTAGGAGATTCGAAAGTCACTTGGAACATACCTGCTTTAGAAATTACTTGTTGCGGATCGAAAGATTGTGCTCGCACATAAGAACGGATACCAGGTTCTCTGACATCGATTAAATAAAAGTATTCTTTACTTGCGAACAATCTAAAAATCTCATTACGTAACAATACATAATCGTAAGAATCCCTCGCCATAAAGAAACAACTAGCTTGACTCATACGCTGTTTTCCATTTGTTTTTATAGGTATAGCTCCATCATACCCATCAACTTCTTCATAAGTTGTTACAAAGTTAGAGGATGAGAGGGTGTAATCTAACACTCTGATATCATAATCTAGTAAATTGTAGACTTTGCCATCTAACTTTTGAATGATTAAACACAACCAACTCACTCCCCTCCGTAATAAATATTGTTAAGTGCTGTTCTTTTGCCTAATTCATTATCTATAATGTCGACCATTTTATAAGCATCGTTTGGATTGTTGCCGTAATAGCTTAGACTAACGTTATTAACATTAGAATTTCCATTACCTCCACCAGCTTTGCTTGCTGCCCTATCGATATACCGTTTCGATAAATCATGAGGGATTATCTGTGTACCACGAGGTAGATTCATAATCTCTCCACCACGTTCGTTTACGTAAGATAATCCACCGCCGAAGAATGGAGTTCCGTTTGCGTTTTTAGGTGCATGTGCATCCATTTCTCCACCCTTAGTAACGACCTCCATGAATTTCTTGACTGGTGTCCAATTATTCCACCAATTTTTTACTTTGTCCCAATAAGTCAAGATGTTTCCTGTACTTGTATCGACTTGATTTTCTAAATCTTTATAAGAACCTTTTAAACGATCGACACCTTGACTCTTAATTTCATTAGCCTTTTCAACTACACCGTCTCTTTGTCGTTTAGCATCGGCAATCATCTTATCTGCTTGTTCTCCAGTGATAGCTCCCATTTCGTCTCGAGCTTTGGTGATGATTCGGACGTTTTCTTCATATTGTGATTGAGCCTTTTTTACAGTTTCGGAGCGTTGTTTCTCCATCTTTTGAATAGCATCAGCAGCCATTTCTGCATTCATGCGACTCTTAGAATCTTTTAGATTCTGTAAGATAACTTCCTGTTCTGTTTTGTTTTTAGAAAGAGATTGTACAGCTGCGCTTTGATAGTTATTTTGCAGTTGCATTAATTGATTAAATTCATCAGTAGTTAATTGTCGTTTTTGCTCTTTAGCTGTATTCAAAATTCCAACAATCTGGTTTTGAGTATCTTGAGCTTTTTGTTTTTGTTGTTCATAATAACCGTTCATCTTTTCTAAAATGGATGCTTTCTCTTGGTCCGTAATAGCGCCCATTGTCGCAAACATTTCAGTTGTCTTGGTTATAGCGTCATTCTTTTGCTTGTCATAACCAGCTATGATTTGATTCTTCATTTCATCGAATTGACCAACAATCTTAGGCATGTTCTCTTCGTTGATAGCGGCTTGTGTAGCATACATATTAGTTAATTCGGTACCTGTCTTTTGAGACAGTTCCATAAATGCGCCTACAGCCTTTTGCGTACCTTGAGATATTTTATCTACACTGGCAACAGTTCCGTCGGCAGCTAAATTGACGCGATCTTTAAATAAATCTACAGCGGGCACGGCTTCTTGCGTCATAGCTTTATAGATTCCATATCCTGCAGCACCGATAGCAGCAGCACCGATTAACCAAGGAGCAGCAGCAATGGCAGCGGCACCAAGTGAAGCTCCTAATCCACCCATACCTATCGTTGCAGCGCCAGCGGCACCTTCAACAGCAACAGTTGCAGCAGCACCGGCACGAGCAGCGGTTGCGAATCCACCTATTTTGCCAACTAACCCGCCGATAACTCCGCCCATTCTTCCTAATATAGAAAGAGCAGGTCCAGCAGCTAAAGCAATACCACCGATTGCAATCACTGTTTTTTGGGCTTCAGGAGATAAGTTAGCAAACCATTCAGTAACTGTTTTAACAGCAGAAGAAACGGCTGGGAGAACATCCATAGCAATATCTAATAACATTTTCCCAAGCGGTTCTAATGCCGTTTGCGCTTCTCTTAATGTTTTTTGCCATTTCACTGAAATACTCTCATCTTGGGCTTTACGCATTTCTTTCATAGCCCCAGTAGTTTTACCGAGACCACCTTGCATTTCATTTAAAGAATACATAGTGGTAGCTTCGAGATCTTCCCATTTTGTTCCGTAGAGTGCAACTCCAATTTGACCAGCTTTAACTTGGTCATCCATCCCTTTTAACTCATTCAGAACAACATTATTTACATCTTTTACAGTAGATTTTCCGTCTAAAAAACTTTTCCAAACTTTTTGAGTATCTTCAGACATCTCGCCCATTGCATCAGAAACGCCTTTTGAACCATCTTTAATACGAATTTGGAATTCTTTCATTACGTCATTTACATAATCAAGATTGTAAGCTCCGTTTTTCGCACCATTAGATAATAGATTGAAATACTCATCAGCCGAGTACCCCATATTAGCGAATAATGGGCCATACTCACTCACGTTATCGAATAACTCTTTTGAAAAATCCAATCCGTTTTGAGCTCCACTTGCTAATAAATCCATAGCTTCTTCTGAAGAAATACCGAAGCCGACCATTAATTGATTAGCGCCACGAGTAACCTCATTGATGTCACTATCAAACGTTTCAGCTAAGAGCATCGCGTCTTTTGTTACCCTTTGTAGTTCTTTCCCGTTATCGATTTCGCTCATGTTACGTCTAGTTGTTACTAATGATTTATTAACTTCATCAACGTTTTCACCAAATCCGTCTTTCCAAACAGCTTTGACATCGTTATTAAGACGCTTTGCTTCTTCACTAGTAACACCTAAACCTTTTTGTATTTTCTTCTGTGAATTGTCGAAATCAATAGCTGTTTTAATACCCATAGCAGATACAGCAGCTAAAGGAGTAGTAACTCCGATTGTCAACTTGTCACCGATTGCTCCTATTTTACTAAAGGCTTGTTCAATTTTACTTCCAGTTTGTTCTGCTGTTTGTTGGAAACTTCTTAGTTCAGCTTCAGCTTGTCCGTTGTTTACGGTTATATCTACGCCGATTTGTTCATGACCAGCCATTATAAACTCACCTGCCCACCGAACTGAGCAAATAACTTATCTTTATCTGCTGCTTGTTTAATTACTTTAACTTGCGCTTGTCTATTTTCGAATGGGAACTCTTTGAACGGTTTCTTACCACGATTCATGTTGTACATTGCATTCGTTACAACTGCTCTCATTCGTAACATGTCATTTTCTTTTCTTCGTAGATCATAAATGACAAGAGTGAAGAACTCTCTTTCAGTCATATTCCAAAACACTTCTGGTTCTATGCCGAAATCAAGAACAGCCATTGAAAAATCACGCTCGTCATTATCTACTTTTTTTCGGTGTCATTCTCACCTTCTGATGACTTATAAACTTCGATAAGCCTTTTGTATTCCTTAAACTGTTCTTCATTCATAAAAGCAGCAGAAAGAGCTTCTAGCACTGATTCAAAAAGCTTAACTATACCGCATTCTTCGTCGTTTACCGCTTCTTCAATAATGTCACAAGCTCTTTCTTTTGATACCTTTTGTCCGCCACCGCGCAATAAAGCCCAAACTACTGCTGCAAATTGGTACTCATCAACTACATTTCCATTTACACACATCATGGAATAGTATCGCTGCACATTCATGTTGTATTCTTTTTCTAATTGCAATCGCATATATCGAGATAATCTCAAGTTATAAATATCCCCTTCTACTATTAATTGAGTAGAGGGGATGAATTTTGGATTACTCATAATTAAGCTCCAGTTGGTGGAGTTGGCACATAAGTACGACTAACTTGCGGGCCTGTACCAGTAAGTGATAAAGAATATCCAGCTAAATCATCAATTGGAGCTTCTTCACTCAATTCTGTTACGAATGCAATACCAATTTTCTCTTTCATGCGACCTAGATCTAGTTCAGAAACTACAACCGGAGTTCCGTTTTCATATGCAGCTTCTAAAGTGTCATATGCAGCGTCACTAGAAGGTAAAGCGCCTGATACTTCAGTACTCCATTCTTTTTGACCTTGAATATACTCTTTATAATCGTTATATTCTTTCGGCTTCCAATCAGTAACGCCGAGTTTCGTCATGATCTCTTGCATATTTAAAATACCGCCCGTTTTAGTGGAAACATCGATTGTATCCGCTGTACGACTGACAGTATGTTCTTTTTGACCACCAATAGCTAATACAGTACCTGTATTTAAATCAGCAATACGAACAATCTTTTTAACCCCTAAATAAGAGGCTATTTTTACTTTTACTTCTTCTGCCAAGTTACTTCACTCCTTCAATATAGAATTGATATGTTAAACGAACTGTTCTAAATCCGCTCTCTGGATCACGTATAACGCCTGAATCATCTGTTTTCTGATTCGAGCATGTTAAGTTATTAGAAAGGATTAAATCCTCTTCTAGAGCCTGTATAATCTTCGCTCTGATATCGTATAAACGACCGTTTGTTGGTTGTTCATCGACAATATAAAAAACGACAAGAGGTTTATCACCAAATGTCGTTTTAGATGCATTATTTTCAATTGTAGGTATTTCAAAGGTTACGAAAGGGAATTCGATATCTCCCTTTTCATCCTCGTTATAATCAAATGAAGCTTCCACTCCATGTTGTTTTAATCGTTGAACTAAAGCAATATGGAAAGGTGTAAGCGTATCTCTAGTGTTAGCCATCGTATCTCAACGCCTTTCCTATTTCTCTTACAAATTCATTTTTACCCTTTGTTACTGCTCTTGTGAAGAAATAACTACCAGGGATAAACCTTGTTCTTTTCACTCGTTTGAATGATTTAGAACGTTTGTCATAAAATATTTGTCCAGCTCTAACCATATGACCGTAGTTAACATGAACTGTATATTCAGCTAATGATTGGACGCTACCTCTAATTGTACCACCTGATGAAACGGTGGGCTTCTTTTCAATTTTACGTCTCATATCACCAGTATCAACATTTGCTTCTGCTTTCGCTTGTGATTGAATATCTGTAGTTGTATTGTCAACGGTATCTTTTACGCGTTGTTTCATCTGGTTATTATATCTACCAATACTTGCTGCGAGTTGTCCGAACCCACTAACATCAATTCGAATTGACATTTTTACCAACAACCTTTTTGCAAATAAATAAGAAGACTTTCTTGTAATCTCTTTTTTCAAGAATCTCATACTTTTGGTTCTCTACTTTGAGAATACGAGCATTAAAGGATTGTAGATCTCTACACAACACTTTTACATTAGTCTTTGTATAAGAAGCTCCATATACTTGAGTCTCCTGTAAAGAAAATGGTGTTAGTAAGCTATCGAATATACCGATTGACTTTTCAACTGGAATTTTATCGTTCATTTCATTTGTTACGTACTCAATAGCGAAGTATTCAACCTTTTCATCGTATCTCAAAAGAACTTCACTCCGCTTCGACCAGTGCCAGTTGCGTCTTCAGTTCCTTGTGTCAATCCTTTTTTAAAGTTCTCTAATTGCTCCTTATACGGTTCTAGTAAGTTAGTAATATAAGAAGTTGAAATAACATCTACCGCTTCACTAGAAGCGCCCTCAGAACCCCTACGATTATATGCAGCAATTGTAACTTCAACCGCAATTGACTCTAGAACTTTAGGGAATGTAATCACCCCTACACGCAACGAGATAACGTCACGTATAGAAGTAATCAATTCATTTAATAAATCATCTTGGGCTGTATCTGTAATCCCTAAACGAATCTTAATTCGTGTAAGCATGATTAAATACCAGTAATGTCTTTAAACTCTGCAAATGTAAGCAGATATTTATATGTTTCTTCGTTATCTGTTACAAATACACCCTTTTCGTCAGCCCAAAGACCGCCAAAATAATTTGTAGCAACATATGTGAATGGTTTAGGCGCGATAACTTTATATACTGTTTTGCTTTTAGCTGCCATTTATATTCCTCCTTTTATTAACCTTGTGGAACTGCAGGAGCTTCTGGATCAACATAACCAGTGATACCATTGATAACTGCTCCCGCATAACTATTTTTAAGTTCAAGTGAATATTCACCAACAATCATTCGTTTTTGAGAGTCACCGTTTTTCGCTAATGGTTCTGCTAACATTTTACGAAGTGGGCGAAGTTTAACTTGGTTTAAATCAACAATCGTTAACGCACCGTCTGGCATATGTCGGTTTAATACGATATTACCGCGGCCGTAACGAGTATGAATTACATCAGCAGTTAAACCAATGATATTTCCACCACCTTGGATAGCAGGAATCATTACACCTTTTTCAACTTTGAATAATTTATCAATGAATTCTGCTACTTGAGAACCACATTGAACTAACTTGTCGCCACCAGCACCTTTTTCCCAGCAAAGGCGGAATGCTTTAATTAAATCATCAGCAGAAAGTTTTCCGTCTTTAGGCGTGAATTTATTTCGTGAATTGATTAAGTTAATAAGACCGTTCATTTGGCGTGGTGTTGAACCAGACTCATCAGCTTTTGTCCCTTGCAGCGCATACCATTCTAAATCGACTTTACTTTCAATCATACGATCATTAATTTCAGAAGCCATTTCACCACCAGGAACACCAGGAACCTTTACCGCTTCTAATGAACCAGATACCTCAGCGGTACGTTGGAAGATTTGTTGGTTATTTTTGATTAATTCGCGAGTTGTTTTATTCGGATCAGTTGCATCCGCACCTTCTAATTGAGGTCCTTTACGGTTTGAATCAAGAGCAGCTTCTCTCCAAGAAATTTCCGTACTTGTTGAGTCAGCAGTTAAACCGTTTTGTAATAGTAATGTTGTAAATGGTGTATCCATTGGTGAAGCGTAAGCGATAGCTTCAGATAAATCAATCTTCTCTACAGAAAGTAAATCAGCAGTTTTTTTCATTTATTATCGTCTCCTTATTGTTTGGATAATTGTTTTTGGATAATAGCTAGGCTACTTGTATTACCTTTTTCGTTTGAAGTAGGTAATTTTAAATCAGCGCCTTTTGCATAATTGTTAGCAAAGCGTTCATCTACACTCTTTTGAACACGTTCAGCAACTAATTTTTCAGCGTATTCATTGAACTTAGTTACATTTTTAAGCGTGTTATCTAATGAAGTTGGATCAATACAGAAGGTAAGAGCAAAATCAGCATCAATTCCCAATTTATCCGCTTGCTTTGCAACTTCAGTTTCAATTGTTTTGCGAGTATTTTCAGCCTTCATCTTTTCAATTTCAGCTTTCATACCTTCTAATTCAATTTGTTCAGGTGTCTTTTCTGTACGCTTCGCAATCTCTTCTTGAAGAATACTAGGTAATTTATTAGTCTTGAATGACTCAACACCTTTAGATACAGCGCTATCGATACGAGATTGAATAACCTTTTGCGCATCTACGTTTGTATCTAAGAAACTTTGAAAATGGTCCAATGTGAATGCTGGAGCTTGTTCCCCACCGAGTTCCTCGCCCCCACCAGGGTTTTCTTCTCCACCTTCAGAAAAGAATTGTAAATTTAACTTCAATCTATATTGTGTTTCTTGTTCTTTCTTAAACATGTGTATTTCCTCCTATCGCCCCATTGAGTACAAGCCCCAATAGTTCGGTATTAGTAGCGGCAGTTTAATGTCTTAACGCATTTGGACAGTAAAAAAACAACCTTATTAGGCTGCTTTAACATATGTGCTTTCCCACTTCTTATAAGTCATATCAGGAACGCGTTCATATCCTCTATTTAAATTCATAGCTCTGTATTCAATCTTAGAAGTAGCGCTAATGGTAGTTGTTCTACAATGCGGATGAAACGGTGGGTAGTTCTTACCGACAACCGCTTTATCGAGATCATATACCTTACCATCTTGTTCTTGGCATATCTTAGATGTTCTTCTATCTAATGTAGATAAGACACGGTATTTCTTAATACCATCATGTTTATAAGCATCTTGTGTAGCATGTTCAGTAATAAAAGCGCTCTCTGTTCTTGCTAAACGCTCTGCTTCATGCCATTTAACATCGAAGTTATTACGAAGTTGTTTGGTTACTTCCTTATAACTTGTACCAGTAGAAAGCATTTTAGGAAGTTCATCTTGCAGATATAAAGTTAACTGCTTTGTATTTCCCCAAACACGATCAGAGAAGTTTTGATTCTTTACCCACTTCTTATATAACGTAGATCGCAATACTTCCTCACTAACAGCGTGATAAGTGCCAGTCATTCCGTAATACATAGCATTGTCGTACAGGTTACGATAATATGTTTCCTGGTAAGTAAGAGATAGCTTATCTTTTAGTATTTCTTCTTCCATAGCTCCCATTTCATAGAGCTTGTACATGATATTAACCATAAGGCCATCTAATCTTTGTAACTTATAGAAGCTGTAACGTATCTCTGTAAAGTTATTAAGCTGCGGATATCTTGCAATAAGTTCCTGATAGTTGGAATATAAGTCTTTTCTTTCACTTACACTCATTTCTTGCATCAACTTATAATACTCAATTACGTTGTTCTTACCGTATTTATCGTAATAGTCCTGGATAAGTAATTCTATTTCACTTAGCTTCTCTTGAAAGAATGCCTGGTACAGTAATAAACCGTCATCAGCGTGTTTGTCCGCTACCTTTATTATCTGTTTCTTTCTCTTTGTCCAGTACTTCTCCTGTTTGCTCTGCGTCATTTGGGTTCACCTGCCCGAAATCACCGAAACTGTTCATTTCATTCATCTTTTCTTCTCGTTCTCGTTGTTTCTGTTCCATTTCTGCATCTACATCGTCAATAGCAGGGATCATACCAAGTACAGTACGTTCAGATAAGATTGTTGTTAGTTTCGTTAAAGTATCAGCTAAGTAGCCTAAATCAACTGGTAATGTGCGAGTAAAGTCAGCGTATATGTTTGAGCTTACAATGCTATTCATACCTAATTTAATACGCATATAAGCAACAATACCTTCAAACATGTCACGTAATCCTTTTTCGAACCATGATTCAGTTAGATTCGCTTTAAACTCAAGAGCAATCAGTTTCCATTTACGAGCTTCGCCGGATTCATTACCACCCGCAAAGGCTTCATCATTCACATCAACTGATTTCGAGAAGCGGAATATGTTCTTTTCTAACATTCCAACAAAGTATTCAAAGAAGTCTTTTGGCATCATCTTAGTTAAGAACTCTGCTTTCCCTTCAGGATTACGTATATTAAGAATACCTGTTTCTTTCTTAAATAACGCTTTAGCTTCATCCTCTTCAATGTCAACACCAGTAATAAGCATATAAGCTAAACGGAACTGCTCAACTTCATCAGCACCAGAAGAAATCATTCTATCGTAAGCATCGTTAAGATCTTCAACAGTTTCAAAATCACTGTGCATTTCTTGATTGTTTCTAAACTCAAATACTGGAACAATACCAAGTAAGTTATTAATTTCACCTGCTATTTTAAATTCAGTCATTTCGTTTATTTCATTTGCTGCAGAATGATATTCAACTATTACATCTTTTGTATAAAGCGTAAGTATCTGCGTATGTCCTTTTTCTGTATAATCCTCAGATAAGACGATAGCAGCTTCTTTATGTCCTAATACATAAGCATCCCATGAGTTAACATTCTTTAGACTAGCAACAGTTTCTACTACACTCGGAATCAATTGTGTTTGTATGTCTAATAAACGATAAGAAACACCACAAGCAGCTTGCTGAGTGCCTGTTTCGATATCTTTAAGGAATACATCTTGGTTATATAAATATTCTTTTACCCATTCTCTTTCATTCTCAGATACTTCTTCTTCAATCTGATAAGAGATAGGATTACCAAATACGTATCCAACCTTCTGATCTACGATTAAATTAAAGAAACTATTGTGTATTTTGTTCCAAACCTTAATTAAATCACTGTCAGGCTTTTCCCTATTATCAATAGCATTCTTTTCAGTTGTATATTGTTTGTATTTGCGTAATCTTTCGTTTCTAATATCGATAAAGTCCTTAATGAACTCATTTGGATCGAACGCATTGTTTCTTATCTTATACAAATGTTTCTTTTCTTGCATTGTGGTAAATTTAATCCCGTTATTGTTTGCATATAATTCACTTCGCAATTCCTCACCTCCTAAATATTAAGTACTTTAACGCCTGATTTAACTAGGAATCTCTCTAATGAGTAACGCCATGCATCCATTAGATGGTTAAAATCATCAATAGGAGTATTAAGACGTTTCCCTGTCTTTTTATCAGTGTCATAAATGTAGTTGTTTATCTCTTTTATGAACTCTACACAAGAAGGATGTATTACTATCTTGAACCCTTGAATGAATTGAATACCATTGTTAATGGAGTCTTTACCTTTACGTGCTCCTTCAATTCTTCTAATACCAAGCGACTCAAGTTCATCAATACTTTTTGGTTCGGCTGAATCAGCAGTAATACGTTCTTTCATGTACCCTTTTTTCTCAATCATTGCAGCTATCTTCTTATTACTCATGCCTTTTTGACTGTGCTCATCGAATACATAAATAGTCTCATTCTTTAAATCAACTAAAGAACAAGTTAATGCAGTTGGATCGTTTGTATAACCAAAGTCGAGACCGAAAGCACTTTGCACATCTTTCCTTTGTCTTATCTCATCAATATCAAAATCTCGTACCTGGAAGTTTTCATATACAAGACCATCAGCGACGCCCCATTCACCATCACAAACGATTCTCGCGCGTCTTGGGTTCTTAACATAAAGACTTTCATAACGTGCTCTATCCTGTTCATCTAACCACTCATTACATTTATAAGTAGTAGTAATGGCGAATGTATCATAAGCTTGTGTAGCTTCATCAAAGAAATAAGATTTAAGCCAATGATTTTCACTCCAAGGATTAAATGTAACTGTAATCTGTTTAAAAAAGTCAGGGGCATCAAACGAACCACGAATAGACTCAACAACTGTTTCGAACTTATGTTGATCTTCTATTTCGTAAGCTTCCTCGAACCATGCCCAGCACAAATTACCCACATCAACAGTAATAGATGTTATTTTCAACGGATCATCAAGACCGCGAAATAATATCTTCTGTCCAGTAGGCTTATATGTTATCTCTGGCATGGACTCATTAAACTTAAATTGGTCTTTTACTCCCAATCTGTTAATGGCCCATTTTAAATCAGTGTAACAAGATTGTTTTAATGTATTAGAGTATCTACGGACTACTAATAAATTAGCCCAGGGATACTGCATGATTCGTTTAACAAAGTTTAATACAGTTGTTTTAGACTTCTTAGAACCACGAGAGCCTTTGCAAACTCTATAGAAGTTCTTGCAATGCCAAAAGCGGTTATATCCACCGCCAATAAGTTCTTTAGTGCTAATAACGTTATACATCGTCATCATCCTGCGGCACATCATCAATAATCTGTACTCTCAATACTTCTTTATCTTCTTTGTTTATGTCAGCTCTTAACTTATCTATCTGAGCATTCATCAGATTCAACTTAGCGCGTCTTTCATCATCTATATTAGCTAACTTATCAAAGTCTCTAATAAGAGAAGACAATGTGCTCATGGCCCTTGATTGAGCGTTTAAGAATGTAGCATGTTTGTCCCAAGCAAATTGTATTTCGTATTCGATTTCTTCACCGCTATCAGTAGACTTTTCTTTCTTAACTTCTTTACTCATATCTTCCTGGTCTTTAACAAACATCAACCGTTGCGCTCTGATAATAGCTGTATATTGAATCGTTATGTTTTCCCATAACATATCAATTGGATTCTTCTCCATGATCTCAGCAGCTAAATCAGCTACATCTTCTGGAAAGTGTTTACGGAAGAACCCATGAGTAACAGCATTGTCATTTTGCAAAGGAGCTCCATGACCAACAGCATTCTTATTACCCCATTTAGGATTCTTGTTACCTGAATTACCTACCGCGTTTTTGTTACCAAAAGGAGCGCCTGTTTTAGTAACGTTACTTTTATCATTGGTAACGTTACTATTTAATTTTTGTTCCCATTCATCTTGATTCTTCCACTTTCTAATTTGAGAATCACTTATACCTAATTCAGCAGCAATGTCTTTCAATTTCATTTCACCGCCACTGTCTTTCCATAATTCAAATGCTTTATCTCTATCCGGGCTTCGTTGCCTAGCCACGACCACCACCTCATTTTAATCAAAGAGTTATATTTTTTAAAAATCCATAACGAAAACTAATTTATGCAGGGAAATGAATAGACCTAGCAGTTTTAGTTTACATAATAGTTATTATATGACAGTACTTAAAACGGGAAATACGCATGGTTGAGCGATTCTTGTTTCATACCGTTATACAATTTTTATACATCGTTGATTTAACAGCATTTCTATTACTTGCATTCCCTTATTTCCTGCATAAACTTCACCTTATTAACTATCTCTATTTTATTTCGAATAGCGCGGCAACGGTACTGTATATATGAACAAGAAAAGGGAGGTTTTACTATGAAACTAGAAATTCAATTCAAACTCAAAATTAACATCAAACGCCGTACGTTAGTGGAATTATTTTTACTAATCGTACAAACTTACCTGGGGCTATAGTCTCAGGTTTTCTCTTTCGTTGTGTTCGTTTGTTTTGTAACATATCGATAATACATGCGAAGGATGATTATCCATATTAGAATTCCGAAGAAGTCTATCCAATTCACTTCCTCACCCCTCCTCAATCTCACTCATCAAACTCACAATTTCATTCGGGTCTATCTCAAGTACTTCCATTACAGTGCATAAAGGAATATCACAAACATCATTCACACGCTCAGCAGCAATCTGATAGATGTCTTTTACCCCCCATATAAGCCACCCTGTTCCTAATCCAATTAAGAATGTAGGCAAAAGGAACGCCAACAAGAACCATCTAGACTCCCATAACATGCATAATACTAAAGACCATCCAAATCCACTCATTGCCTTATCCCCCTTTCCTTTCAAGATGCTCAGCAAATTTCTTTCTTACAAACTTCAATCGCTTTTCTCTAATCTCTCTTTCCATTTGCTTCTTTCACTTATCTTTTCTTAACAACAAACAAGACGCCACCCAGATAACGGCAGCGCCTACGATAATTGATATTGGTTTAATCATTGTCATCAGCAATTAGATGTTCAAGTCCTTTTACCGCCTTATCATCTAAACGAATCTCCATTAGGCTTAAAATCTTGATTACATCTTCTAACGATTTGATTTTGCTTCCGTCAATCTTATGAGGGAATGTTGGTCTAAAGTAAATACTATCTTTCGTTTCTGTTGTTAATTTATGTTCACTCATTATTATTCATCCTCCTAACCAAATGTCTATTTTGTCCAATTTCACGTTTAATGTGTAATTTCTATATAACAAAGAAAAAAGCCACCACCGAAGTGACAGCTTTCTTTCAAGGGGATGGAAGAGAGAAAACAAATGGCAAAGTTTCTCTTAGATTATGGCTGAGTACTCTCAACCTTCTCCAAGCCACCGCATCAACTAGTTCGGCTACACGCCCTGTGTTCGGTGACTGGGAGAAGAGCAAGAGTTCCCATAATCTCTTTCAACCGACGACGTTCAGTAGGTGCTCCATGCGTAAGAGCTGTCATCGGCTCAAAGAGAGGTAGGCGCTCTCTTATAAAGTTTTTTAATTTTATATCAAGACGTATGCGTTTCTTCCGACGCCTTGTTTGAACCAATGTATAAGGGGGCGCGGTGGGAGTTCCGCTACATTGGCTCAAACAAAGAGCGGATGCTCCTTGCATAGCGAGAATTCGTGAGTAATCGCTATATGTCCCGATCAAATTGATGAAAAAGCCTATTTTAATATTTGTTTTCTTTCAATAAACGTGATGTTCATTTAATCATAAATAAACCACCCCATTCCATTTCCAGAAACAAATAACAGAGAGTAATAGACTTATATTCACTATCAACCCAGAGGACGCATCTGAGCTGAATACTAAATATAATAGAAACAGCATGACGAATGCGAGCTATCTCACACCCGTCACACTGGAATATGTCATTGTTATACATTCATTGGTCTTTTCGTCTTTCGCGGGTTCGTACCGCCTTGCCCGCCCTACTATGCGGTATACGTTACCGTGACATTCTCGCATAAGAACGTTTCACTGATAGGTGTACTAATCCTCTTCGATATGCGGTTGTCAAAGGGCTTGTACATATAATTTATAATTTTTGTCATTTTATTTAGTCCCCCAAAAAGTTCGCATTTTGACCGCGTTTTGTTCGCTATTTTTAGATGATTCCAAGTGCTGTAGCAATCAATTTAACTGCACTCTGCTTCTTCTCGTAGAAATACGTCTTCTTAAGTAGTAGATCATGATAAACATCCGAATCTTTTACTCTCTCGTTCGTTAGAAACTTACGCTCAACAATTTTACGCTCATCCTCATCTAATAAATTGTTAAGTGCTTTCTCTACCTGTTGCACCTTCCATTTACTCGTATTCCTTGAATCACGTAACTCAGGGAATAAACTGATTCCTTCCTGCTCCACATCATTACTAAATCTCATTTTGAGTGCTCTATACTCCTTTAATACGCTTACTACTTCCTTTTGTACTTTCTTATCATCGATAGCTGGTAATAAAGTTAATTGTCTCTCCATGAAGGAATCCCCCTATTTCTAATTTTGGTTTTTACATTCACATCAGGTACGTGAAATTTCACTATCTCTTTATTGAATAAGGGAAACATGCATAGCGAGCAGCCCCCACCATCCACTCTGCATGGTTCCGTTATCCATTAAGCCTTTAATAACTTACGTTTCCTGTTTTCCATCTTCTCTTTCGCTGCTTCAATGTTATTCACTATCTTTTGATGGTCCAGATCAAATTGAATCATGCCATCAAGCATAACTGGTGCTACTACTTCATCTACGTATTGCAAGTAATCAACTGGTGCTCGTTCCGTCTGCTCTACTAAGTACCCATAAATGTCAAAGTCTGCTCTTGGTATCGACTTCTTTCCTTTTGGTTGCTGCGACATCCTTACGTAAGATTGAATGACTGACAGTGGTACCGCGAATACTGACTGATCCTTACTAAACCCAATAAGGAAGAAACAAATTGCTCCCATCTTCTCCGCTGTCTCCAGGTAATCCAATTGGTGCTGCGCGATGTTCTTTAAATCAAATCTATTTATCTCATTTGTAGACTTCGCTTCAAACGCTATAGCTCGTCCCTTGTACACGCCATCATAGTCTACTGTACTTTTAGATTCATAATATCCATCTTTCACACGGCCATATACCATTTTTAACACCTTCACAGGAGTCGGACGCTTGTTTATAAGCGCCACTCCCTCACGTTGATACATTTCATTCGATAAATTAATAAGCTTCTCAAAAGCCATTCCACGGTTTCCTTGTCCCATTGTTATTCCTCCATTTCTTTCTTACACTCTTCAAGAAACTCAATCATCTCTTGGACCTGCTCTTTAGTTGAGAAACTCTCTATACATTCACCCAATACGCTATACAATCGAATGGTCCTATCTTCCTCAAAGGTAACCTTTAAGTCACCAGTCTCTCCAAACCTACTCCGTTTCTCTGGCATTCTCCCAACCTCGCTTTAAAAGGATTATTTTGTTGAGTTTTTTATCCCGTTACGTTAGTCTCCATATTCATCAAATAAATCTTCTGTATAACAAATCTCACAAACTCCCTCGTCATATCCTTCGTATCCTGGTTCTATTTCATCTCCACAATATTTGCATTCTTTCATTTCCCTCTTCCTCCCCTGAATAAAACTCAATATTCCGTCAATAATATAGATAGGCGATAGCCAGAACCCATTTAATGAAGTCCCTAGCCTTTCTCCTAGTTCCCCCTTGGAGATGAGCAGTTAGCTTTTGCTAGCTGCTTTTTTATTCCTGATCTTTTTCATAACACCCTCTACACTGAAATATCCGTTCTTCACTTTTATCTGGTGAGTATAGGAAAGCCGGTTCCCCACACAAACACCATTTCCACTCATGATCATCTCGCAACTGTAATACCTTGTTCCCTCTTCTAAAGAAACCTAAATTACCTTTAATCAATTTAATCCGCTCCTTAGTATGTTTACACTAAGTATCGTTGTTTCGACTATTCCTTATACAAAATGAAATTTTTATATTAATCTCTATCATTCAATAAACCTTTTTGAATTAATTCTCGAAGAACTTTAGATTGATTAAGGTTACCTTTTTCACATAACTCTTCAATTTCTCTCCACAATTCAGGAGGTAATGTTACTGATACTTTTTTCGTAATTCCAAACCCTTTACGACCAGCACCTTCTCGTTTACCACCACGTTTACTTTGAATTTGGTTACTTTTTTCTTTTTCTAATGTGTTATCTTCATACTTTTGATCCGAGTTATTATTTTCATTTTCTCTATTAGTTTGATTAAGGTTACTTTTTTTAGATTGATTAAAGTGACCTTTTTCATATTTGTCTTTAAAATCTTTAAGTTTATTTATTAATTCTTCACATTCTTGAATCTCGTGTGAGTAGTGCTTTTTTTCCATATTCTTATGCTTATAATCATATGGATCAATAAGATCGAGATTTTTTATATAAGAAGATCCGCTTATCAAATCCCCCATTAATAACGAAGCTCCATTGTCCATACTCCATTTAATAAAAGTTCCAATTTTATCTAGATGATTAATAAGTAAAGATTTTAATTCTTCCTTTTCCATTTTTTCTAAGTCGTTCATAATGCCCTCTCCTTTGAATAAAGTTACTTTATTCAATTTTATTCCGCATCAAGATTATTATCAATTGATTTAAGTAACTTTATTCAAAAAGATTTCGACAAAAGGAACTTTTATAAGCTTTTACGATTCCCATACTTCTATTTTTTCATATCCCGCTATCAATCCATTCTTCATAAATCCAACGACTGCTGTCTTTGCAGATTCTTCAATTTCCGTAATACCTACATTACTTTTTCTAGCGAATGTATCCATCGTGAAAATAACATACATATATTTCATCCCTCATCCTCCTCGAGTTCCGTAACAGTTATATAATTCCTAGCATTTTTACGTTCCGCTACTCGTCTCTTGTATGCTGGCCTCTTATAAAATTTAACCGTTTCAGGACGTACGCCCAAATATTGGGCGCATTGCAATATGGTCCCGACACATACGAATGATTCTCCTTTATAAACGGCGTACTTCTTTACCTTCACTGTTCATTCTCCTTTTCTACTAAAATGAAGTTTTTGTTTGAATTACATTTACATTCCAAAGAATTTCTTAACTAATTTATCTACACTTATTTTTTGTGCACAAAAGTTGAAGTAAAACAAGATACTTGCACCTAAATTTGCTCCAGGTATTAATACTAAAAACAAGAGAAATATGTCTGGACCAGTCTTTGTTTCTTTCATTATCCATTTCATGATTTTACGGCTAACAAGTACGCTCCCTACATATAGAAACAACAACACTAGTGAAAATAAGATTTTATTAGCAATTGGCAATACACTCCCTCCTTTCTACTCAAATAGCGTTTTTGTTAAAATTCTTCCGTTACTTTTTTCCAATCATCATGATTTTCAAAATCTTCTCTTCCACATTCGCTTAATTCTTCATTTACACGACCGCCATAATATCCATTGTGTGAGTTACGTACTTCGATAGTACAAACTCCCTTATTGGTTTTTATTTTCCAAAATGCTTGTTCAAGAACTTCGTCAGATTCATCCTCTTCAGAAATATCTTCCCATTCTCCCCAACGATCACCCTCAACTTCAATGACCGTTGCGCCTACAAGAGCTTCTAAATCATCCATGTGCTCAAACCATACCTCGTTACAACAATCGTTTTCCGTATTCCATTCAATTACTCCATTATCAGTAATGAAACGTAGGGACCAGTTATCCTCACCAATAAATACCTTCTCAATTGTTTTTCCAACCAGTAAGACCAGTTCTCCTGATTCGCCTAATAATTTTTGAATTCCGTTCATAAAACCTGCCATTCTTTTATTCACCCTTTCTCTCAAATTAACGATTTTATTTTGTTTCTTCACATTTACAATCGTGTAACCATTCATCACATTTCTTGCATTCGCACTCACAGTTTTCTAATTTCTCTTCACATTTGGCACAATAATCTATAACTTCATAAACCATGTTGGTTCCTCCTATACAATAAGGATTTTATTTAAAATTGATTCACTCTTTATTTACACAATCCATATACTTATACGGACTATAAAAATACACAATATAGTTCTTGGTCCGAGAGCACCGTTAGGGCAAATGGTGCTCTTTTCAATTCAAATAACTATTTTGTTATAAAGTCACTGCTTCTGCTGCAGGTTTGCTTTTATCTAATTGTTCAATTGCCATTTGTAGCCCCAACCAATAACCAATTAAACGACGCGGCAACCTTTCGCCAAAGTTCCAAAGGTCTTCCAATGTGTCAGAATCTAATGAGCTGCTATGATAAACGTCACTTAACCAAAAATGGTACCCTTCCATAGATGAACTCTCATCAATTGCTGAAATAATACGATCATATACTTCCCGTCCGTCTTCTCTTGTTTCATTTATATCGTATTCCTTCCAATATTCATCAAGTTCACTTCTCGCCTTTTCTTCATCGAAGTTCCAACGTTCTTCACAAAAAGCCGTTAACTTTTCAGTGAAATACCCTAAATTGAATCCTTTAATATTTTCTAATGTTGCTGGACATGTAAGGTTATACACCGCTTCGCCAATATCACCTGAAATAAATACGTTATATCCTGCAAGAACAAATTTAGTACGATACATATTTGTTCCAGGCTTGCCCCAATAAATAACCTGTAATCCTTCTTCACCTTGAATTTCAGCTACATGATCTCCAAACCAATTCTCTCTAATATCTTTAGTTGCTTTTTCAACGTATTCCATTTTCCATTTCCCCCTTTTTGTATTCAAATAACGCTTTTGTTTAGTTTTCTTTTTCTTCATAATCTACAAATCGATTTTTAAAGAAAAATTCTAAAGGTATATCAGAATTACGACCATTATCTTTATATTTCGGTGAATAAGTAAGTACACAATTTTCAATCGTAAAAGCAAGTGCCATTGGTGCTCCTTTACGTTGTATCCAATGTGTTTTCATTCGTTCGATCGCTTCAAAGCCCGTATATGTCTTCATCTTTAAACCCCGTTTCTATACAAAATTCAAATTGTATTACTTTATTTTTATCAAAAACTTAAAATATATTAATGATACGTAAAACACTTGTTAAGACTGATGTAATTCGCACTATTCGTTCAAAAGTTGTTATATAGTAAAGGTGCGGCAAGCGTTCTACTTTCCATGCGACTTATGCTTGAGTGCTAGGAGAAATCCTAGCCTTTTCTATTTAGTACCCGTAGATCCAAACCCACCAACGCCACGTTCACTGTCCGATAACTCGTCTACTTCTTCAAAATGAGCTGTTATCACTGGCGCTATGACGCCCTGGGCTATGCGAGTCCCTTTTTCAATTACATGAGCTTGCATGTTTGTCGCTTTTGGTATTTCGATGTTATCAACCAACACTCCAACTTCTCCACGGTATCCACTATCCACCGTGCCAAGAACAACTCTTAACTTTGTATTACGCGTCATACCGCTACGCGGGCGCACCTGCAATTCATATCCTGGCGGGATTTCAAAAGCCAATCCAGTTGGTACAACCCTTGTTGCGCCCGGCCAAATGATTGTGTCCTCTGCTGCTACAAGATCAAAACCGCTATCACCAGTTTTTGCATACTTCGGTAGTTCTACATCTTTCACTCGCTTAATTTTCACTCTTAAATTCATCCTGTCCCGCTCCTTATAAGTAACTTTTCAATTTCTCTTTCTGTTTCTTCAACACTTCCAAGGAAAGCTGTGTTTTCCGCTTCTCGTTATTCAGTCCAACCAAGTGATATTCCATCTTACGAATCTCATCCTCTACTACAGCTAGTTCACTATTCACCTGCACCGCAGTTTCTTTTTTCATTACTTACCTCCCTTTGCTTCGCTAATTAGCTTAGTGATTTCATAAACGCCATTCTCCATTGCTTGCATTACTCTTCATCTCCTTTCAATAGTTGCTTTAGTTCCTCACATGACCCTTCATATAAATCACGGCCATCCGGTAATTTAAATACGTGCCTATCAATCAATTGTTCTATCAACCTGTCTTGCTCCATGTTGCCTCCTAGCTGATTTGTTTCTTTTTCGTACTTCCGCGCTTGTCCTTTGGCTTTGTTGCTGCTAAGTATGGGTGCATTCCTCGTTCAACCCTTTTATAGAAGCAAATATCATTTATTCCGTTTTCTCTAGCTACTTCTATATACGCTGAATGTCCCTTAGGCTTCATGGCTGCGTCGCGTGGTGGCATCCCTTCTCTAATTCTTCTGTAATAAGTAGAAGCGCTTATCCCATTTTGCCCAGCAATCACAAGCATTCGTGTATTGTTATCTTTCTTATTTCTCTTTTTCACCGGATCAGTTATAGCTCTTTCGATACTCCAGTCATATAAATCCACTCTTTGATTCACGTTTTTTCTAGAGATTCCGTTTTTCTCTGCTTTTTTATAATCTTCTTCTGTAAGAGAATTAGCTTTCGTTTTCCTTACTCTCCCTGTTCTTTTAGGAGGAATAGTTGCCGCTTCTTCAGGTGTCCATTTGCGAACTGTCTTTTTGGTCATTCTTGCATGAAATGTTCGGTAAGAAATCCCGTTTCTTTCTGCAATTTCGATGTACTTCTGATATTTTTTCAAAAACAACCCGTTCTGCAGCGGTTCTGTAATCGCTTGTTCTACAGTCTTTCCTCTATAATGAATCCGCTGATATACCACTTCTTTGCTGATTCCGTTTTTTGCAGCTATTTCATATTCTTCATCAGTTGGTACTGGCATATAAACCGTCATTCTACTACCTCCTAATCCAATGCCATTATTTCTTTTCTTGTCCGTTCAGAACGATTTATCCCAATCTTCTGAATACCTTTACCATGCTCTTTCACTGCCGCGCTCCACGCTTCGCTCTCTGTTTCCACATCAAACCAATCTATTTTTTGTCGCTCATCCTGATCGTAAAAATGAACTTCGTACGTTGTAACGCTATGCTGTAAGAACTTATCCGCTGTACTTGTTGCTGCGTAATCGAAACTTCCCACAACATCATCCAGTGTTAGTTGTTTCATGCCCCTAACCCCATCGGGCGCGATTTAATGATGTTTTTGTCTGCCTGATCCATAATCAAAGCTGCGATTTCTAATTG